GGTGTCTTACGCGCCGTAGTCACCAGCGATGAGCGTGTGGATGACGTTCGGACGCGGGTCGATGCCGAGCGCGGCAGCAACGTAGAACGCGGTCTTGTGCGTGTCGGTCACGACGATGGTCGCCACACCGTCAGCGGCGGTTTGCAGCTTCAACGCACAAGCTGCCGTATTCACGTGCCAGACCGAACCCTTGGACGCCGTGATGGTGTCCGCCGGGTGTGCGGTGATGGCAAGGGCGGTGGCCGCATCGCTGAGCCACACGTCGATGAAGGTCGGCTTGGCCATCGGATTACCGGCAGCGTCGTTCACGGTGAAGGTGAGGTTGACGATGTTCGCGGCACCAGCAGCGTGCGTGATAACGATCGCAGCCGGTACGTTATCGAGAACGTTGAGTTCCGCGCCGGTCACGGTGATGCCGGCAATGAGTGCAGCGTTGATCTCAGCAGCAGTCGCGGTAACGGTAACGCCGCCGATCTTGAACAAGCCGCCGGACTCGATGTCGACGGTGCCGCCAGTCGCAACAACAAGCTTGTTACCGCCCTGTTGCTTGTAGACAGCGGGCTTATAGCTAGTGTCTGCCATTGTGGATCCTTTCGTGGTGCATTGGTGTTCCCGTTGGCTGCGGCGGCCGGGCGTACCGACCAGACCGCCTATCCCGTGATGGGAACGGGGTTACGCGAACTGCTAGTAAAGGTACGAAGGGGACCTGGGCCGGGAGGGGGGAACCCAGGTCCCCAGATTGGCGTGGCACGCTAAAAGCGCCCCTCCACGCCGGGAAGGCTCAGGCCATCGTCAGAGCTTTGACCCTTGACGTGTCGAACAGGTCTGCGTCGATGTACAGCGCGAAACGGACGGTGGTCTCGAACGAGGTGAAAGCGACAGAGTCGTCACGCTCGATACGGACGCCACCGATGCGCCGCACGTAGTAGGAGCTGACGTCACCGAAGGTGACGGGCTTCAGGGCGTTGGTGCAGGCCGGGTAGGCTGCATCCTCGAACAGCGGCTTGCCAAGGATGGTGTCAGGGACACCAGCCGCGACGGCCGGGTTGAACAGATAGCGACCTTCGCCGTCCTTCATCTTGAAGATCTGGGCAAAGGCGACGGAACCGCAAATCCACTTACCACGCATACGGACACCGGGCATCGTGGACAGGTAGAGGTCGATGAGCTCGTCGGCCGTGAAGACAGTTTGCGACGCAGCCGTCTTGCCAGAAGCAGCCTTGATGGGCAGGCCGTCAGGCATGGTCGTACCGGTACCGGCCGCAAGCTGAGACGCGACCTTGGTGGCCAGAGCACGCGAAGCCACCTCAGTGACAGCCATCCAGACGTTGAGCTCGGAGTCGCGGATGAGCTCCTCGGTCAAGAGCATGTAGCCGTCCTGGCGGTACGCATCGAGCTGCGGCTGACTGAACACCGGATAGGTGAGCGTAGCCGGAGAACGCTCTGCCGTCTGAGCGGCACCCGCGTCAGTGGCCAGCATCGGCCAGAGCAGAGTGCGACCGTGGTTGGTGTCGACGTAGGTCGGACCAGCCGCGAGGACACCGGACTCGGCGTTCTCATGGAAGATCAGGTTGGTCATGAGCTCGCTGGTGTAGGTGTAGCCAGCCTTGACGCTCTGGCCAGTGTCCTTGAACCACTCTTCATTGGCACGGGTCAGGGGGATCTCGATGGCACGGGACTTGGGACCATCCTGGGTAGGCGGCGCAGCCCACTCGCGCATGGCCTGGATCATCGGGTTGGCGACTGGCGCGGCGGTCATGATCTCCAGACCGGAACGGGCCTCTTCGACCTCGCGGTCACGCTGAGACTCGATGATCGCGCTGTCGAGCTTCTCGCGAAGGTCGACCACGTCGACGAGGGCCTTGTCACGAGCCTCTTCGGGCTGGGACTCGTCGCGAGCCGCGTTGCCCGCCTCGCGGTAGAGCTGGTGGAGTTTGGTGAGTTCGGCAGCATTCATGCTGCATCCTCCTTGTAGAATGTGTTAGAACGTGGAAAGGGTCTTCCGGACCCGCGCCCGGCTAACGAGTGGCTCCGCATCTTCAGCGGTCGGCTCGTCAGTGGAGTCGTCTGGTTCGTCGAGTGTATCCGCGCGCTCTTCAGCGACGGGCGGCTCGGGGGTATCAGCGGCGTCGGTGGCCTCGTCTTCGGCAGAGCGATCCGCGTCGCTCTCGGAGACAGCAGGCGTCTCGGCGTGCTCATCAGGGGGGGTGGCCGCTTCTGGGGCGGCGCGATCCTCAGTGGCCACCTGTGTATCCTCAGCGGCCTCTTCAACAGGCTTCAGGCGGTGCGCAACCTCCGCAGCGATCAAAGCGGTAACATCGTCACTGTTGAGGTTGGTTCCGGTGAGGTCGATAGTAACGCTGATCTCGCCTTCGGGCTCCGGGGGCTCTTCGGCGGGCTCAGACCGCTCTACGGGGACTTCTTCCTTCACCCACAGCTGCCGGATCTTGAGCGCGCGCTCAGAATCTCCAGAAATCTGTTCGAGGTACTTGTGCACCTCCGTGGCAGGCTTCTGGCACCACTCCGCGAACCGCGCGATAGCAACGGCGTAGCCAATTGGATCGTCAGCGGAGTTGACAGCCACGTCAGTCTCATCGTAGGCAGGGTAGGTGACAGGGGAAACGTCATACAGCTTGACCTCCTGGATGTCGAAGAGGGGCAGAACCTCGCCCTTGTCCTCATCAGGCTCCGTGCGGAGTTCCTTCACGATCGTGAACGCGAAAGACGACTGACTGATGTCCCCGCGCTCGATGGAGGTGTAGAGATCGCGTGCAACCTGCGTCTCCGGAAGGTCAATCTCGTATGCCAGGCCAACCTTATCCTCGTTCATGCGCAGGGTCGGCGTCGGCTTGGCTTTGTTGCGGCCTAGAACGAAGTTCGGTTCGTGGTTGAAGAGGGCGCGGACGTCCGCTTCCTTGATAGTCTTCTTGAACGAGCCCGCGCTGATCTTCTCGCGGAACATACGCATGATGATGGCCTCGACGTCGAAGACCGCAGCGTGACCGATCAGTGTCGCGCCGCTCCCGGCGTCACCGCGCATCTCGAAGCCAGTAGGCATGGTACGGCGTTGTACGTCTAGTCTCACAGGGTCTCCTTTTTCTCCGTTGTAGCAGGTAGCTCAGGACTCGGGGAATACGTCTTCCGGGGAATCTTCCTCCGACGCCTTGGGCTTCTTCGGAGCGCCCTTCGGCTCCGGGGTCAGCAGCTTGCCGTCTTTCCCGATCTGAGCGTACGCAGCGTTCATGTAGTGCGAATCGCCGCCTTGGTATGGGTTCAGGTCTTCAAGCTCGCGAATCTCGTTCGGTGAAAGCGCACCGTTGTTGCGCAAAGCACTGTAAAGGGCGGCCCGCGCTTGGGAGTCGCCGCGCTTCAAGCCCTCCATGCTGAACTTCACGCGCCAATCGAAGTTCGCGTCACGGGCATTGGCCACTGCCCATTCACGGGTGAGCGGGCGCAGCCCCGACTCCAGACGGCGAACCCAAGGGGAGAGCGTCAGGGTGGAGAACTGCATGTACTGCTGTTCGATGTTGCTGTACGTGGCATGAGAGAGATCGCCCAGCAGGTGCGGGGGCATGCGGAACCAACGAGCGATCTCAGCAACGTTGAACTCGCGCGTCTGCAGGAACTGCGCATCCTCGTTACTCATGGTCAGCGTGGTCACGCTCTTGGCCCCGCCCAGTACGGCTGTCTTGTGGGCGTTCTGCCCAGAGTGCAACTTGTCGAGGCGGTTGGCAATACTTTCGGCAACCGCGTCCTCAATAGGCTCGTCCGAGGTAACGAGAACGCGGGGGGTAGCGGCGTTGGCCCACAGCAGGTGGCCGTGCCGCTCAACAGCAAGAGCACCACCCAACATCTGCCGAGCGTAGCTGATGACGGACATACCCCTCATCTGGCCGGGCAGGGTGAGGCCCTTGATGACCAGGAAGTTGTCGTCAGAGTATGTCTCGTTTCCCATCGTGATCCAGCGCCTGCCATTGGCGTCCCGGTCTACGCCGACAGAGCGAGGGTCTTGCAACCACAATTCTTGCGTGGTGCCCGCCTTGTCGCGCACGCGATAGGCAAACAACATGCCCTCCAGCAGCAGGCCCACCATGCCGCTGCTGATAAAGGTCAGCCAGTCATCCTCTGGGGTAACGTCTTCAGTCCATTTCGGGTTTGGACGAGGATAACGGGCGTTGGGGTAGCGAGCGATGGTGTAAACTGGCAGTGTGGCGAGTACCTCTGAAATAGTATTCACGGCTGCGAATACTGCCGAGACACCCATGGCACTTTCGCCGTTGACGGAGACACCTGCGTCTGTCATAGCGCCGCCACCCAGCGAGAACATGCCGGGATCCTGTGACGAAGCCGTGCCCGTCGTCTTGAACCAGTTCAGTGTGGGCCATGCCCGCTTGAACAACGTCACCGCTTGACCTCAATATACTGGGCGGCGACTATAGCGGCTAGGCCGCCCCCGATGTACAGAGCTGGCAGGCCAAGCAGGTACATGCCGTAGCAGAAGGCCACAAGCCCCGCGATCTCCACTACGTATGACACAATGTTACGAAGCCTTCGCATCCGCATCCTCGCCTGGTATGTAAAGGGTCATGCCACCCTTCTTTGGCACATCTTCAGTGAACGTGGCCCGTTCCAGCGCCACAACAGCTGCCACGATGCCGTCCATCTTGTCTTCAGCCTTGGACTTGTCCGGGCGGATGTTCCCAGAGGGGTCGGTCCGCACGATAGCGTTGTCTGCCATCCACGTCAATACAGGATGGCCACCGTGGTTGATCTTCTTGTCGGCGAGCAAGCGCTCAAACAGCTTGGCAGGTTCACTCATGGTCTGCGGGCTCTGGCGGCAGACGCTGACCATGACCCCTTCGTCCTCAAGCTGCCCGGACATCTGCTTCATGCGCCAAGGGTCGTAACCAAGGTCCCTCATTGTGAAGTGTTCGTTATCGTCTAGGATGTCTTGCTTGATCTTGTCGTGGCTGGTGATATCCCCCGGGTGGACCTCGATGAAGTCCTGCGAAGCCCACCTACGGAACTGCGCCTCGGACTTTGGCCGCTTTCCCAGCGCTGCTTCCGGCATGTAGAGCTTGGCGACAAGGTCGTAACCATTGCCACGTGGATCGTCCGGGAGCCACGGGAACAACTTGACGTAGGCCGCGAAGTCGTCTGATTCCCCGAGGTCCACGCCAGCAAAGCACTCACGCCCTTGGAACTCTTCACGCAAAGCCTCCTCTGTGGGGGGCAACATGCCACCGCATTGCTTCCAATGCAGCATGTTGATCCATTTACGCTCGCCAGCAACCCATTGGTTGAGCCGCAGGCGGCGGAAGTTCAGCTCGGCACTTGGGATACCCTTGGCCTTCTGGGCACTAGCACGGAACTTCTCGATGTCGATGACGCCCGTTGCCAGGGCAGGGTTGGCCCCAAGCCAAACTTGCTCGTCCCAGATGTTGGCATTATCGGGAGCTGCGTAGATGGTGGCGTGGAAGCTATCAATCGAGTCTGTACCTTCGATGATGCGCCGCGCCTGCTCGTGCCACTCCCAGCAGACCCCCATACGAGAACCACCGGCCGTCGTGATGATGCACAGCAGCGGCTGATCGCGGGTCGCCATGCCCTCGTCAATAACCGCCAAAAGGTCGCCGTTCTTATGGCGGTGCAGTTCGTCAATGACGGCCGCCGAGGGGTTGATGCCGTCGTTGTAGTCGGCGTCAGCGGAGAGCGCCTGGAAGAAGGACTCAGTCCCGGGCACGTAGATGCGCTTGTCGCGGTCGTACAGGTATTCCTTGCCGCGCTTGTCGGTGACCATCTTCAACAGGCGCGGAGACTTCCGTATCATACTGGCCAGGATCCGGTAGGTCATAGCAGCCTGATCGCGGGTAGCGGCAGCAGAGTAGACCTCCGCGCCGTACTCGCCTTCGTCAAAGAGCATCTTGGCGAGCACGCCAGCCACCATGGTTGTCTTGCCTTGCTTCTTCGGCATCTCAAGGTACGCCGTAAAGTACTGCCGCTTGCCGTCAGCACGCAACGTGCCGAAAACCTCTCGCAGCCACTTCTCCTGCCAGGGGTCTGGAACGAAGACGGTGTTGGCGTAGATACCCGTTACGTGATGCAGACGCAGCTTGAAGAAGTTGATCGCCCGCTGCCCCGGGTCGACCTTACTCTGAAGAGTTGAGGTCGGAGTCATCATCCGGTATTTCGGGCTCTAGGAACCCGATACGCTTGCGCGTGCCAGGGGAGAGTCCGAACTCCATACGGTACCGCTGCATCTGGGCGCGGTACTGATTCACTGTTGATGTAATCGGATGCCGAACGGACTGCCCTTGCCCGCCGGAGATGGTGTAGCCCTCGGCCGACAGGATACGTTCGCACTCGCGTAGGCGTGCGTGGCACATACACATGTCGATGGCGGCGGTGATGTCAGCGCGTGACAGCTCGCCGCGACCAATGAGGTCTTCTACCGTCAGTAGCCACTCTTGGGCTGCGTCAAGCTGCACTTGGCGTTCGTCACCAAGCAGCGCGCGCCAGTCCGGTTCTTTTGGCCGGCAAGGGGGCTGTTTCTGTTCCCTTGGGGATGCAGGGTCCACTTTATCACCGTGTACCAGGCTCAGTTTGGCGTTAGGAAGGGGGCCTCTGGCTCCCATAGGAAGTCCTTTCCACCCGTGCGGGCTAGGTAAGGTGCAGGTTTCTGGAGGGGTTACATCGGGTCTAGAATGCGGCAGTTTGGAGGGACTTTTGCCAGCACCAGCGTCCGACGCCGTGCGTTTGCTGAAACTTTGCGCCGCGAAAGTCAAGG